ACGGCCGCATGTTGTGAGTGTACGCTACCAGCAGGTGACCACTCCCAACGTGCCGCAGCGAAGTCACGCAAATTCATCCGTTTATACTTGAAACCATGCCTGACGCCCATGTTAAATACAGACACCGCTTTTGCATACACTGTTTCTGGCTTGACGTCGATCACATCTGGGTTCAACCTATGTTCTCTTTCAGTCTGCCAATTGACAGCTCCATAGCCCCGGTTTACAAGTGTGTTAAGCTCAAACAACTCAGTAAGGTCTAACATATCACGAGAATGTAGCGCCTTCATCTTAACCGACACATCCTTTAACCGGTCCATTGTCGTGCCCAGGTCGTCTGTCCACAGATAGGTACTAAAGGTTACAATCCTAGCCTGCGTTAGTCCAGCTACGACTACATATAGTAGAGCCGAAGACGCAAAAGCTTCTGTGACCCCTTTCATCGTCTTAAGGTTTTCTAACATCGCACTAAACAGCTCACGTCTTGCTGCATCACGTTTAGCTATGTCCCAGATTTCCTCGGGTCGCAAGTGAGTGTGATGCTCTCCGCTAACCGCGGCACGATCGAATAGTCCCGGTTCCACACTTTTAAGCTCAGCCACCTCACGAGGCATCGTAGCAAATAGCCGGCGTATCATCTGCGCCTTGTTGTTCTTAGTGTAATCGTAACCGTCTACCTGTGAGTATGCAGCAGAGACGGCTTGACGTATCTCTGGTGGCAAAGTGTCAACATTCGTGTTTACGTCCAAGTAATACAAACGCACGTCACCCAACCGTTGGCTATATAGCCGCACTGAACCCTGGCCCACATTTAACATAGTTAGCCCATACCATGTAGACGTATCATATTCAACATGCACCAATACATGGGTGGCTTTTGATCTTGTCACCACAGACAAGTACGCACCTCCGACAGCAACGAATACAGGAATGAACTTGCTCGATGCCGCCCGTAGAGACCTCGGTGCTCTACGCCCACCATTTTGAGCCCTAACGGCTTTAGGCAGCGACGGATCTACGTTGTATAACGTGACCTCGTCACCCGGGCTCGG